GACTTACAGGATAAATTTCAAAATGTCCTTAAGTTTGATAAAATAAAGGGTTTTTCCCGTATGGTATCATGAACTGGAGAGAAGAATACAAGAGTTACACCAGTAACAAGAAGGAACTTGAGCTTCTAGAGAACGGACCTAAGAGTCTGGCACAATCATGGCATATGCAAGTCATGTATAATAACTGGAAGAAACTCAAGGGGATAAAGGATCCCGAACCTAAAAATTGTCAATCGTCCCTCAAGGAATTTTTCCATGAACACCCCTAACTGGCAACACCACTCTAAGAAAGAACAGAAAAGAACCCTGAAACCACAGGCGATGAGAGCCCGTAGAGAGGCACTCCGCCAATTCAAGAAGCGTCACATGAACCGCCCTGATAAGGCGGTTTCGTCGTATTATGAGTCTATACGAATGATGTTAATCGATGACAGTCAATCACGAAATCAAATCGCATCTGGCTAAACTTCTTGCCACTGAGGATTTGGTGGTTGAACACAAGAAAGTTGATACCGCCTGTTTTAATGTTCATAGTCGTGTACTGACTCTTCCCATGTGGGAGAAAGCAAGTGGTACTGTTTATGATTTATTGGTTGGGCATGAAGTTGGACATGCCCTTTATACTCCCGATGAAGACTGGTTAAAGGAGCATAAGATTCCACCACAGTTTGTGAATGTGGTGGAAGACGTTCGCATTGAGAAGTTGATGAAGCGGCGTTATGCAGGACTCTCTAAAACTTTTTATCGGGGTTATGAAGAACTTGCAGAGCAAGATTTCTTCCAGATTGAAGACGATGATATTACTACTTACAATCTTGCGGACAAAATTAATCTTCACTACAAACTCGGAAACTTTGTAACTATTCCGTTTGAAGATGATGAGATGGAGATTCTTTCCATGGTTGGAGAGACTGAGACTTTTGCTGATGTGCTTGTTATTGCAGAAAAACTCTATAAGTTCTGTAAAGAGAAGCAAAAGGAAGAAACCAAGACTCAGATGGATTCTCTTGAATCTCGGAGTCAGAGTGGTGGCAGTGCCTCTGATTTTGCTGAAGATAAGCAAGAGACTGAGGATGAAGATGGTGAACAAAATTCATCCAGTGAGACTGATTCTTCTCAAGAGGGTTCTCAAGAGAACGATGTCATGCAAGAGGGTGCAACTAATGAACCTGAAGTGAAAACTATGGATTCCCTTGAGGAAGCACTCAAGCATCTTGCCGAAAACAGTGGTTCTGAGAATGTTTATCTTGAGTTGCCGAAACTTGATTTGGATAAAGTTATTGTTTCCAATGCTCAAATTCATGATGGAATCAATAATAGTTGGAATTCGTGGGTAGAAGAAAATGAGTTTAAGTATGAGGATATCTTTGGTGAAGTTGATAAAATCTATCAGCAGTTTAAGAAGTCTGCTCAAAAAGAAGTCAACTATCTGGTGAAAGAGTTTGAGTGTAAGAAAGCAGCAGACTCCTATGCTCGTTCTTCTACTGCTCGCACTGGTGTGCTTGACTGCTCTAAACTGCATACCTACAAGTACAACGAAGATTTATTCAAGAAAGTCACTACCCTTGCTGATGGTAAGAGTCATGGCTTAGTATTCATTCTTGACTGGAGTGCCTCCATGTCTGACGTGATGTTGGATACTATCAAGCAACTTTATAACTTGATTTGGTTCTGTAGGAAAGTCTCTATTCCGTTTGAGGTTTATGCCTTTACGAGTGATTATCCTCTGGTATCTTATAGTGAAGATAATGAAGCACTGATTCGTGAACTTTCTTACACCAAACGTGATGGATTGATTCAAGTTGGTGAGTGGTTCTCTCTGATGAATTTGTTTACTAGTAAGAATAACGGTAGAATTTTAGAGCAGCAGATGATTAATATCTTCCGTCTTGCATATACTTTCCGATATACTTACTTCGCTCATTATCCTGTTCCTTATGGGATGAGTCTTTCTGGAACTCCACTGAATGAGACTATGGTTGCTTTGCATCAGATTCTTCCTCAGTTTCAGAAAGAACATAAACTACAAAAAGTTCAATGTGTTGTATTGACTGATGGTGAATCGGCAACACCTAAGTATCATCGTGAAGTTCAACGTCGCTTCGAAACTGAACCCTTCATGGGAACTGCTCATATTCATAGCAACTCTTTCCTGAGAGATCGTAAGACTGGAAACACCTATTCTTTAGATTGTGAGTGGTATCAATTCACTGATATCATGCTTCGCAATCTTCGTGATAATTTTAAAGATATTAACTTCATTGGCATTCGTGTTCTTGAATCTCGTGATGCTAATAGTTTTATTCGTCGCTATTGTGGATACTTTAGTGATGAGACTGAGAAACTCATTACGACATGGAGGAAGCAAAAAGCATTTTCTATCAAGTCTTCTGGATATTCCACTTACTTTGGCATCTCGGCAAATGCTCTATCACAAAATTCTGAATTTGAGGTTGTGGAATCTGCAACTAAAACACAGATTAAATCTGCCTTTATTAAGAGTCTAAAGTCCAAAAAAATGAATAAAAAAATTCTTGGTGAGTTTATTGAACTTGTTGCCTGATAAATAACAAGAAAGTATTACACAGGAACAATGTCTAGATTTGGAGATTTAATTTCTGGCAAATCACCTGCGCCAGCACCTACACCAGAACCTGTTGTGGAACCAGTATCTGCTCCTAAGCCTGAAGTTAAAAAGCAATCAGATTTGGAAACAATGGATAAAAAGCAACTGGAAGCTTATGGTAGAACTAAAGGTGTAGAACTTGATAGACGCCATAGCAAGCAGTCTTTAATCAAAGAACTTAAAGAGATTGACTGAACCAGTTTTACAACTGTCCTTGGGGGTGCTTATGCATCCCTTTTTAGTTGTATAATAACTTCAGTTGAAAAGAACAACCAAACATCATGACTATTTCCGCCGATTACATTCGCACTTCTCTACAAGCAGTGTATGGCGAATCTGTTACTGCCGCTGATATCCGTGCATGGTGTAGCATGAATGATGCTAATTATCAGACGGTTACTAATAAACTTACTAACTTTAAAACTGGGCGTGGTAAGTGGAATCTGACTGTTGCTGAGAAACTTGAGCAAACTTATCAGGCACCTCCTGCCATGCCTGCCATTGCACAAAACCTTATTCCTGAAAAAGATGATACCTTCGTCAAGTTTGGCAACTACAGTGATATTAAAAAAATTATTGAGTCCCGTCTATTCTATCCAACGTTCATTACTGGACTATCTGGTAATGGTAAAACGCTTTCTGTTGAACAAGCCTGCTCCCAACTCAAGCGAGAACTAATTCGCGTAAACATTACTATCGAGACTGATGAAGACGATCTTATTGGCGGTTTCCGTCTTGTTAATGGTGAAACCGTCTGGCACAATGGCCCAGTCATTGAAGCACTCGAACGAGGTGCTATTCTGCTCCTTGATGAGATCGACCTTGCCTCTAATAAGATTCTCTGTCTCCAAAGCATCCTTGAAGGAAATGGAGTCTTTCTTAAAAAAATCGGACGATTTATCCGACCCAGTGCAGGTTTCAACGTCATCGCAACCGCAAACACTAAAGGTAAAGGTTCAGACGATGGACGATTCATTGGAACTAACGTGCTCAACGAAGCCTTCCTAGAGCGGTTCCCAGTAACCTTTGAGCAGGAGTATCCTACCGTTGCAATTGAGACTAAGATTCTGAACAAGGTTTGTGACGATACTGAGTTCTGTAAGCGTCTTTGCGATTGGGCAGATATCATTCGCAAAACCTTCTATGATGGTGGTATTGAAGAAATCATCAGCACTCGCCGCCTGGTTCATATCGTCAAGGCATATAATATCTTTGGTGATAAAGCAAAGGCAATTCAAGTTTGTGTGAACCGATTTGATGATGAAACTAAGCAAGCATTCCTTGAACTATATGACAAAGTTGACGCCGACTTCCAACTCCCTGTGGATGGAGTACAAGAAGATACTGTGGGAGACCTTTCCTGAACTGTATCACTTTTCAACTTGGGCAGAGTGGGAGGAGAAAGGAACTTCTCTCACTGCCAAGTTGTATGGAACTCCTAAAGACCGTTACATAAACAAGTCTAGGGAAGTTGAGATATGGGATGATAAGTCCTGCATCTACAACAACATCATCTATCCCCGAACAGGTGAAGATCTTCCTTGCTTCGGTATGGATCTTATGGGTTTCTTTGATAAGAAAGTCATTATTGTATTTGACTTTCAACATCCAGTAGAGAATCACTTGTTTTCTGTTCCATCTCTACCAAAGGCAGATGGAACATTCAGATTTTTTGAACCTGGCAATCATTTCTCTGAAAATGTATTCATTCGTAAATGCACTATGAATGAGGTCAATAATTACCTAGATGACTTCAGTGCCTATTTACAAGTTTACAAAGAAATGTTAGAATCAAAGAAACCAAATAAGAACTTCATGTATGCAACTTACAAAAATTTTGATAAGTACATGAAAGATCTTGATCCTGTTGGTGGTTACCTTTCCAATAAGTTTGGTAAGGAAAAAGCAGAATCACTTGTAAATGATTTCCTTTTCTGCTATGGTTAACTCATGGTCCCTTCTATATGATGAACTAAAAATGGACGAATCTATTGATGATGGTATGCGCCCATGGGGGCACAGTAATTATGAATTCTTGATTAACAACCCTGATATGACTGAAAATAGAAAATACAAATATGATGAGGATGCGATCCTCAAAGAACTAAACGATTACATTGCTGGCACATACAATCAACACTATTCTGCTGGTGATGATAAAATTCAAACACTTGATCTGATTGAAGCGTGTGGTGATGGTGAAGCATTCTGCCGATGCAACATCCTCAAGTATGCCTCTCGTTATGATAAGAAAGGCACTGCACGACGTGACATTATGAAGATCCTGCACTATGCTGTACTTCTGATGCACTTCAATGACAAGAACGCAAAACGTGAAACTTACCCTCAATGAATCAACAAATGAAACTGTCTGACAACACTCTTACCATTCTCAAGAACTTCGCTGGAATTAACAATTCCATTCTTGTGAAGGAGGGTACTAAACTTCGAACCATTTCTGTCGCTAAGAACATTCTGGCAGAAGCAGACATCAAGGAAGAGTTTCCTCGTGACTTTGCTATCTACGATCTCAACCAGTTTTTGAATGGTTTGAGTCTGCACCAAGATCCTGATTTGGATTTTAAGGAAGATTCTTATCTTAGTATCCGTGAAGGTAAGCGTCGTGTTAAGTATTTCTT